CGCCGTATACGTTGGAATATCGACGATCAGCACGTACGTGGCACCGATTGCGGTTGCCACTGCGCGGCGAATAGAGGCAGCCGGATCGGCGAGATTCCGCAGTACCAGCCGGCCGCCGGCGACACGCGCACGAACCGTGGAGAGCACTGTCCAATTGCTCAATTCGCCATTGCGCCAGGCCGACAGCAGCGGCGGTGCGCCAACAGCAAATTTCGAAGTGAGGCGGTTATGAAGTGCGGGCAGCAAGCCGCAGTGATCGGCGCGGCTGATCTGATCCAACCACGCCACCAAAATGCCGGCGTCTTCCCCGGTGAGCTGCGGCATGGTGAGCGTGCAATGCCAGCGATCGCCGCCGCGGGCAACAGTTTGCACGGCGCGCGAAGTCGGCGATTCAAAGCGCGCGACGTTGCGCTCTAGCCGCCATTCCATTGACGACGGGGTTAAGCCGGAGGGGAAGGCGATGTCGGTCATTTCGTCGGCGCCGTGCGGCGTTTTATGGCGTCGAAGATGTCACGCTTGGTCTCGTTTTTAATCTTCTCGCCGTATTGGAGAAGCTGCTGTACTTGGTCAGGCCCGGCGCCGCGGAAGTCGTAGTTATTGGTCACCGAGATGCTCGGGCCGAAGCCGCCAGCGCCGGCGCCGGCGCCGGCCGGTGCCGAGCCTACTAAACCGCCGGCGGCAAATGCTGCAACCTGGCGCGTGCTGCCGCTGTTTACAGCATCGAGAAAGCCCACGCCGAGCCGCTGCACGGCCGCTACGCGCAGCACATACTCGCCGTTGGTGAGCATTGCTGGAACCTTATCGATCCCGCCGGGGCCGCTCACGGCGCCGCCTTCTGCGAAGCCCAAGACTTTACTGATGGACCCGACGGCCCCGCCCAACGTGCTGCTGCTACCAAAGCTTTTAAACAACGCTGCAAACGCTTTTTGCAGCGCAATGCGCTGCAGCTCTTTGATGACGCTGTTGGCAAAATCTTTGAAACCCAGCTTGCCGCCGGAGAGAAACCCAGCCAAACGATCAGTGAAATCTTGCGCGAAGCTGGCACTGGCGTTCTGCAGCTGTGAGGTCGTGTCTTGCCACGTCGCAAGCAGCCGATCAAACGGCGATTGCGCTTGTAGCGCTAGACCTTGCAAGCTTGCCGCGATTTGCGTTACCGACTCTGCCGCATCCGGCCCCAAACCGGCTGCAAGCTCGCGCAGCTGCGCCAGCAACGCCTGCAGATTTGGGTTTGCTTCCGCCAGCGCAGCCGAGAACGTGCCCTGCGCTTGCGCGGTGGTGATGGTGCCGGCTTGCACGCCTTGAGACAGCGTGTTGAATTGATTTTGCAACGTGGTAGTGAGGTCCGCTGCCTGTTGCTTCACCACCTCGAATTGCGCCTGCGTAACTTGGGTATCGATAAAGCCGCGCACTGTTGCGCCGTTTGGCCCTTGCAGGTCTTGCGCAAACTGTTGTTCCAGCCGCACGCGGGTGGTCTGCGCCACGCCTTCGGCATCGCGCTGTTGCTGCGCGATCTGCTGACGGATGTCGTTCAGCCGCTGCTCGGCTTGCGCGCTGGCCTCGCGTACGGCGGCGTCGGTTTGGGCGTCGATGTCGAGCGCCTTGATTTTCAGCGCGTTGATCTCTTGTTGGATCTTGACGCGGCTGTTTTCAATCGCTGCCAATTTCCGCACGCCGTCCGCACTGGCCGCGTCCGGCCCAGCCCGCACAGCACTGGCTTGTCCGCTCAGCGCGCTCAGCTCCGCTTGCCGTTGTTGGATTTCCTGATTGTTGGCCTGCTGCTGTAACGCCGCGCGTTGCCGGAAGTACGATTCGTACCCGATCAAATTGGCGCGAAACTGCGCGTCAAGTTCTGTGGTCGCCAGTGCATTCGCTGCGCTGAGTACGTTAGAGACCGCTGCGATTGCCGCGCGCTGCTGCTGATAGTCGGCAACGTCTTCGCTGGACGATTGCTTGCGTTGATTCGCTGCTGCGGCCTGCTGATCCGCCGTACGGGCAATTTCCAGCGCGAACGTTTTTTCCAGTTGTGTTGCGTCTTTCAGCGAGCCGAATTCAATTTTGTAGCGTGTTTTGGACTCGTTGCCGACCAGCTTTTGCAACGCTGCTTCTTCGCGCAATGCTGCTTCGCGCTGCGTGAGCTTCGGTTCCAGGCTTGGCGCGCTGCTGGTGTCCGGCGGCGCAAACCGTGTACCAATATTGCCGATGACGCGGGTCAGGCTCAGCGCTTTGACCGGGTCGATGTCACGCGCTGGCACTTGTTCGATGAGCGCGCGGTTGTAGGCGGTAATCGCGTCGCGCGCGGCGTTGGCTTCCTTGGCGATTTCGGCAAAGGATTTCCCGAGCGTAAAGCGGATCGGCGTTTCGAGTAACTTCAGCGCAGCTGCAGTTTTTGGCGATTCGCGCGCGAAACGAATTTCGGCGGCTAAGGCATCTGCTTGGCTGGAAACAAAGCGCGCGGAAAATTCTGCCGGGGCTTTCGCGAGGTCAAGAATTTCCAGCTTCAAACGCTCAACGCCGGACCGCACCGATTCGATCTGCGTGGTCGCATCGGTGCCGAAGGTTTTCCGGCTTTCAGCGGCGAACTTGGGCAGAAAATCGTCCGAGATCAGCTTGCCTTCTTGCAGCAGCTTGCCGAGTTCTGCGGTGGTGACGCCGGCTGCACGCGCCGCAATCTGGAAGGCACCGGGCAGCACTTCGCCGAGCTGGCCGCGCAGTTCTTCAGCGGAAACCGTGCCCTTGCTGATGATCTGCTGAATCGCTAGCAAAGCCCGTGATGTGTCGTTCGACGATAACCCCAGCTTTGCCGAAGCCTCAGCGACTGCGCTGTAAATGTCGCGTGTGGCTTGGCCTTCCAGCCGCGTGCCTTTGGCGGCGGCGGCGAGGCTGGCGTAGTCGTTTGCGGTGGTGGTGAGACTCAGGCCCAGCCGGCGCGCTTCACCTTCTACGAATTCGAACGCCTGAGCGGCCAAGCGCTGATCGCCGAAGACTGCACGCAGCTTGTTTTCTAGCGTGTCGAGATCGGCACCGGTTTGAATCAGCTCCCGGCTGACGCCAACCAAGCCGCCGAGAATCGCCGCCGGCGCGGCAAACGCGGCGAAGCGGCTAACCAAAGCTGCCCCCGCACCGCCACCGCCGCTGCCCGCCAGTTCTTGGTTCAGCTCGGCCACGCGCTGGCGCAGGTTGCGCGAGGCATTGGCCAGCTCGGCCGTAGAGGCGCCGCCGCTGGCGCGCAGCACGGTGTACGACTGGGTTAGCCGCTCGATCTCAGCGCGCACGGCTTGGGTATCACGCACGCCCAGGTTCGAGCGCGCGAGCGTGAGCTGCGCTTGCTGCTGCAACGCCGTGCTGACTGCCGCATTGTTGCTGCCCGGCGCGGCGCCGGAGGCCTCGCGGTTGGCGCGCAGCGCGCGATTCAGTTCATCGATGCGCTGGCGCGCGGCTGCGGCATCGCGTTCGCTTTGCTTGAGCTGGCGCGAGAGCAGGTCATAACCGCTGTTGCCGGTGCCAACTTTGGTAATGGCCTCGCGCAGCGAGGTCACCCGTGCCTGTGCCTCAAAGAATGCGCGGGAGGCGCCCTGCGTGCTCGCCGCCAGCCGGTCGAAGGCCTCGGCGCGATTGAGCTGCTCCAGCGCTTTTTGCGCGCTGGCGCTTTCAAGATCAATACGGAGCCTAACAACCGGGTCAGCCACGTTTAGTTATCCAATTCCATAAGAAAGCGGCTGAAGGATTTTTCGCTGGCGTTGCCGGCGCGCACGGCCAGCGCGGCATCGCGCAGGCGGTGCAGATCTACCACCGCATGCGCAGCCAAAAACGCGCGAATCTGGCCGAGCGTGTAGTGCTGAATATCTGGCCATCGGTGCCCGTGCTGGATTAATGCAGCGGCACAGAGGGCCCAGCCGTCGCGCTCGGTTCGGCGGCTGCGGCGGTCATGTCCTGAAACGCTGTCTTTTCGCCAGGGTCGGGCGTCAGGGCTTTCGTCGCGACGTTCAGCAGCCGCGTCATCGCCGTGATCACCCGGCGGGCGAAAAAATCGGCGTTGACCTCCAGCACCGCTGAGAGCACGGCGATGCCATCATCCTGCGGCAGCGCGAGCACCCGTTCTTGCGTCATGCCGGTAGCCATTTGCACAAGCTTGACGGCCGGCTCGCCGGCTTCGACCAGCGCGGTCATGATTCCAATGATGTCGACCATGGCGACCACGCTGCCGACGGCGCCGAGCGCGCGCGCCGCCTCAGCCATCTGCCCAAACGTAAACGGCTTGATTTCAAACACGCTGCCATCGCTGAGCGTGAGTGTTTGCATCGGCGGAAAAATGCCGCTGATCGGCGTGGTTTCAGTGTTGGTTTCGGTCATGGTTTTAGGTCAGCGTGAGGGCGAATTCGTTGTTGGCCGCGCTCGGCACTAGGCGCAGATCGCCACTGACGCTGACGATGCTGTCTTGGTCGCCGAACTTCGGATTGGTGGCCTGTGCAACCGTGGTGGCGAGCGTCACGCGATTACCGACCACGGTGCCGTGGGTGACGTTGATGGCGGTGAGCGAGAGGCTATTAACAACGGCCCAAATGTCTTTGGCCGAAACCAGCAGAGCCTCGATTTCGAAGCTGCCGGTAGTTTGGCGATCGGTGATCAACACCTCTTCGCGGTTGCCGACGAGGTTGCGATAGGTGACAGTGTTACCGAGCGCGATCTCCAACGCGTTGAGCGCCACGCCGCTGGCCGAGCCCAAAAAGCTCGCGAGCGTGGTGTTGCCGTATTGCACCGGCAGCGCGGTTTGGTAGGCGCCGAGTGCGGGCTGGATCAACGCGGCATCGCTAACGCCGCCATAGAGGCCGGTGATCTCGAATTTGTACTTGGGTTGCTGCTTGCCTTGCAGCGTAAATGTGGCCGTGCCGCGCGCGCCGAAAATACGGTGCAGCGTGCCATCCAGATACACATACAGCGTTGCCGACTCGAAGCCGGTGGAGATCGGCGTATACGCGACACTGGTGCCGGCGGTAATGGTCCGCGCCAGGCCGCAGCAGCGCAGCAGTGCATCCAGCCCCGGCGTCGGCGCGGCCGGCCCCGCGGTGCCAAACCCGGCGAGCGGCACTTCAATCGAAACCTTAGCGGTACGGCCGGCGATGAGCTGGGTATAGGCGCCGAGATACGGCCGAATAACGGTGTTTTCCACCGTCTCTAATTCGAGTGGAGACAGATCTAGCGACGACAGCAGCACGCCGTCGGTCGCGCCGACCGGCGTGGCGTCCGTGCCATAAACGGTTTCGATCTTCGCTAGCAGCGTGCGGTTGCGGGTATTCAGGCTCATGCGTTATTCCTCCGGCGTGGGGTCCGGTTCGGTATCTGGTTGAGGTGCGGGCGGCGCTTCGAGATCCGGCACCAGCGCGCCGTTTTCCACGCGCCAGCAGCCACCGGACATTGGGATCAGTTCAGGTTCGGTCATGTCAGGGTCTTGGTGAATTGCACCGTGAAACGGCTTTGAATTTCGGTATGGGCGTCGCCGTCTTCATGCGGCAGCACGGCCGCAGTGGTGGGCGAGAGGCTCATGCCGAGCGGTTGAAAAAAGAGATCCGCTTCGGCGGATAACAGCGCGCGATCGATGTCCGTCAGCAGTTGCAGCGGCGCTTCGGGGCCGTTGTCGGCATCAAGCACAACGGTGCCGATGATCAGCAGGTCGGCCGCGATATTGAGGCGGTCAGAGCCGATCAAGCGCGTGCCGCCGTCTTGCGCCGCGCGCGATTCGAAAATAACGCCGAGGTAGGGCGGGGTATCCGCGCCGCTGAAGTGGTCTTGAAACGAAAACACCGGCATATCGAGCGTGGTCAGGCGCTCCGCGATCTTCTGAATCACATCGAGTTCGGTCATATCGATACCCCTCGTCCGACCCTTCGTTTCAGCTCGCGACGGCCACGCGAACTGAACGCGCGTAGCGCGGCGTCCAGCTCGATCGCTAGGCGCGGGCCGACGAAGTCGCGCACGGCTGGCGCCAAGGTTTCGTCGATAAAGCGGCGCGGGAACGTGTAGTAGCGAATGGGCGTGAGCTTGTCGCGCGCGGTGCCGGTGCGCTTGCGCACGGTGTCGCCGGCGCGAAGCTGCCCCGTCCGCCGTTGGTGCAGCGGGAAGGCCGGCCTGACCAATTTCGGCGAGCCGTTACGAAAGCGCTGAAGCTCGATAGTGGGCAACCGCCGCGTCACTTCGCGGCCGTTGATCAAATACGTGAACGACCGCAGCACCACGCGCGGCCGAAACGTCTCGATGCCGATGGCGCGCAGATGCAGATCGACACTGCCTTCGAGCTGCGTGGCACTCTGCGATACGCGCCGAGCGGTAATGTACGGCGCAATCTGCCGAGTGGAGAGGTTGTAGGTCTCCACTGTCTTCCGGCCGACCAGCGTGCGGGCACGGTCGATTGTGCGATTCAGGCCCTGAATCGAGATCTTCCGCAGCTCGTCAGGGTTCGGCAACCGCGCGCCGCTGGCCTCAAGCGACAGCACGGACGATCACCTCTAGCGTGTCGGCATCGCGGTGCGCTTCCCGCTGCACTTCAAAACGCTCGTTTTCGGCGGTGATTACGTCGCCCCGCTCGACGTTGCCGATAGCCGCCAGCGGCAGCATAACGCTGAGCCGCCGTTGGCTGATGTGGCCTTCGGTTTCGTAATCGCGATTCACAATCGCCCGCGTGGTAAGCGTTTCGCCGCTCGCTTTACGGAGGTACTCGGCCGGTGAGCCGAGTACGCGAAAGGCGCGCGCTGCGACGCGAGCGTAGATTTCGGCAACGTTCATTCGCTTAAAACTCTTTCAGCTTTAGGCTGACGCTGGTGGTGCCGGCCGCGGCCGTTTCCCACGCGACACCGGCTTCGGTGTTGCCTTCGGCTGCCAGCGTGAGGCGCTTGTTGGCGTTGTCCCAATACAGCTTGGCGAGCTGGCCGATGGCATCGGCCGGCAGCTTGGGCAGCGTAAACACGCCGTACATCTTGCAGGCGACGAGCGTGCCGGCCGGCGCGCTAGTTACCGGCATGACGATCAAGCTGCCGATCTGCAACGGCATGCCGCCGACGGCACCTTCCGCTGGCGCGGTGACGTTGATGGTTTCACCGCTATAGAGATAATTTTTCATGGCTGCTCCTTAGGCACCGGGGTTGCGGAACAAGCCGCGGTGGTCGATGGCTTTGGCGCCGAAGATGTGGCGGCATTTCACAACCACGCCATCCACTTCGAAGCCTTGCTTGGTTTCCGTGAATACGCCCTCGTAGCCTTCCAAGTAGCCGTATTCGATGGTGTCGATCGCGTTTGGATTCGCCGCCAGATACCAAGCGTTTGCGCTGGTGTCTTGCAGGCGCGGCTCGGCGATGATGTTGAGCGACTGATAGAACGTGTTGGCGTCCGCCGTTTTGGTCGGGATGATCGGCAACGCCACCGCTTTTTGTGCCGGTGTGAGCTGGCGCGGCGGTACGATGAGAAACTCCGGCCGCACCGTGATGTAACGGCCTTCCAGGCCCTTTTGCAGCAGCATCAGCTCGCGCGCTTGCGACAACGCGCTGTCGCCCACCACCGCCCCGGCGCCGAGGTTGCCGTGGTCAGCGTGAAAGAGCGGAATGCCATCGGCCAACGCGGCGTTGGCAGTGAGCACGCCATAGACGATGTCGCTTTCCAGATCTGCCGCGCTGCGCCCGAATAGCTGCGGGATGCGGGTGATTGCAGAAAGATCATCGTTGATGATCACTTCCCAGGTGATAGGGATCATGCGGCCGTATTTCTGCACCGCGTATTTCTCGGCGCCATCGCCAATCGTGCCGTGTTGATACTCGCCACCTTCAACCACGCGCCGCAGCGCGGGTGCGCCGCTGAGGTTTACGCGCCGCACTTCTTTGAAATCTGGCAGCGTGGCTTTGCGGCAAAACGGCAAGAAAGTGCGCGGCGTGCCTTCATAGGCGTTGCGCAGTGTTTTGCTGATGACGTTTTCCAGCACATACGGGAAATCGGTGGTGGCGTTTAGTGCCTTGGCGGCCAGTTCGCCGGGGCGCATGGAGGCGCGGATACCGGACACGCGGCAGGCCTCCTCCGCCATGCGCACCAGATTCATGCCTTGGAATTTACGGCCCGGTTCGTCTAGCTTGTGCGCGTGCGGATCAAAGCGGTGCAGCAGCGCGTTGACCATGCCGGCGCGGAAGTGGTCACGTTCATCCGCACCGGCTTCGGTACGCGGCGGGCCGCCGGTCGGCGTTGCCGGTGCTGCGGCCGCTTGCGCGGTGAGAATGCGCTTGCCGGCATCAAGCCCGGTGATGGTTTCATCGTCCAAGCACTGCGCTTCCAGTTCGGCGAAGGCGGTGCGGTGGGGCAGCATGGCAAACACGCTGCGGACTTCATCTTTGCGGGCGCGTTCGGCCGCTTTTGCCGCTTGCGTGGCTTCAGCTTTTGCGGCTTCCAGCGCGGTGTTGTTGGCAGTGGCTGCCGGCGAGGGTTCAGGTGGCATCGGGGGCTCCGTTTGCAAGCCGCGCGCGGCGGCAAAGGGTTGAATGGCCAGCCGCGCAAAGGCGGCCGGCGTGGGCTGGGTGAAATCGGGGAACAACGCGGCGAAGGCCGGCGTTTCGAGTGCGGCGGTGGCGGCAGGTACGGCGTCCAGAATCACATCGACAAAGCCTTCGGCCTTGGCCTCTTCGGCGGTGTAAAAATGATTCTTGCCGTCTTGCATCAGGGCCAGCGCGTGGGCATCGCCTTTGCCTGTTTTGCGGGCGTAGCTGGTGGCCATGCCGGCGGCGAGTTTGTCGAGATAGTTCGCGGCGTCGCGCAGCTCGGTGGCGTTGCCGGCCACGTAACCCCACGGCGCGTGCACCATGAAGCTGGCGTTGGCAAAGCTCTGCACCTCATCGCCGGCCATCAGAATCAAGCCGGCGATGCTTGCGGCCTCGCCTTCGTTGCGGGTGATGATGCGCGCACCGTTGGCGCGCAGCGCGTTGTAAATGGCTACGCCATCCGCCACGCTGCCGCCGCGCGATAAAACCCGCACGGTGATTTCGCGGCTGTTCATCGCCGCCAGGGCCGTGACCACGGCTTTCGCGGTAACGCTTTCTTCCCAGAAGCTTTCGCCGATCAAGCCGTAGACCAGCAGCTCGGCCGCGCCTTCGGCGCGTGCTTGCAGGGTGATCTGGCCTTTGCCGTGGGCGTAAGCGAAGGTGCGGAGTGTCATGGTGTGGGCTCGGGCGGGTTGGGGGCGGGCTCGGCGGCTGGCGTGGCGAGGGTGCGGTTGGGGCCGTCTTGCGCCGGATTGGAGTCGAATTGGAGTTGTAATTCGTTGGCGAGCGCACGCTCGCGTTTGAATTTCTCGAACGTGGATTGCATAGAGCCGTTGCGCTCGCGAATGGAATCCGTCAGCGGCTTCAGGCCGATCCGAGCGGCTTGTTCAATCGCATTCACCTCTTTCAGTGGGTCGATCCACGGCATCACCGGCGGCATGAACTCCGCCTGGGCGTAGGTTTCAGGCCGTAGGCCACGCGGCGGTTTGGCGAGACCGGTTAACACCACCGTTTGCACAAAGCGTTTCCACACCGGCCGCAGCAGCTGGGAAATAAACAGATTGGAAAACATCTGGTAGCTGGACCACTGCTCTACCAGCTCTTGCCGCTGCGCCGAGTACGTGCCGTTGTAGTTACGGCTGATGCTGGAGTTGCCGCCATCCACGCCGCTGGCGATGGCACGCAGCTGGCCATCCCGGAACGGCACCAAACCGCTGTTGGGGCGGTCGGTTTGAATGGTGCCGATCTCCTCGCCGGGCAGCAGATCGTCGAAAATCATGCCGGGCTGAATTTGCAGCAGGCGCGCCGGCAGCCGGTTGCCATCCGGCCCGATGGCCGGCGTGTAGTCATCGCCTTGGCCTTTCTTCACATAGGCCGCCATGCTGGCGGCGATGCGCGCAGCAATGCGTTCGGATTCTTCGTAGTCTTTGACATCTTCCAGCCGCGTCATGATCGACGCGAATAGGCTCACCCCGCGCAGCTGGCTAATGCGCTCGCGCAATGCCAAATGCGCAATCGTTTCTGCCGGCACGCGCTTTAGGGCGGCGGACAACGCACGGCCATCGCCCGGATGATCTTTGAACAGCCAGAACGCCCGCGGCTGGCGCCACGCGTTGATTTCAATACCTTGGTAAATGCCGGTGGTTTCGTTCTCGTAATCCAGCGGGCAGAACTCAGCCTCAATCAACTCCAAGGCCATCGGAATCCGTGTTGGATACACAAGCGTCGACACCGGCCCGGCGATGAGCTGGGTAAACGCATCGCCATCCCGTAACCAAGACCGGCACAGCGTTTGCTGCGCCGCGCCCATATCGCGCTGGCCGCTCACGCACGGCGCCTCGCCCCACTCGCGCCACAGGTTCAGCAGCTGGCGGGCGAAGTCATCATTAATTTCATCGTTGGCCATGCGTGGCGTTGGCTCAATGCCAATGCCCTGCGGGCCGACGATATTCCGCACCATCACATTCAAAATACCGCGTGCGAGATCGTGATTGCGATCCAGGAAACGCGCCTGCGCGCGCAAGCTGGCGGCATCCCGCTGCACCAGCGAATCACCAGAGGCGCGGTCACGCTGGAGTTTGCGGTGCCGGCTGGGCTTGGCCGCTTCGTAATACGCCAACGCACTGCGCGCGTTGGCCCGGCGCAAACCCGCCACCGGCGAGAAATGCGCTACGACGTGATCAAACCAGTTGAGCGCCATCACCAATACCGAAACGGATCACCGCCGCAGCCGTGCGGGGCTTCGCTGCCGGAGAAATCAGAAACCGAAGGCGCAAAGCCCGGCCGGCGGTTGGCCTGCATCCGCTCGCGGCGGAGCTGCGCTTGCAGGTGCGTGATCGCCTCCCGCACTTCTACCAGATCTGGCAGCGTTAAAAGCCGATCACCAAAACGCGCCGTTTGGCTGCTGAGAATCTCAGCTTCGGCGGCGATATACGCGGCAAGGCGGTCTGCGGTTGTGCTCATGGCGCACACAATCGCGGCTTTCACTGGCAACTTCGAGGAGGAAACTTGCCACCCGTACGCGTGTGCAAGTGTCGCCGTTATGAGGCTCAGCAACCGTCGACACGATGTTGACGAGCTGTAACCTAAAAGTTACATTTGCCGTATGATTGAAGTTCGTCAGACCGAAGTCTTCGCCGCGTGGTTTGAATCCCTGCGAGATGCACAAGCCGCCAAGCGCGTGTTGGTGCGGATTCGCCGGCTTTCAGAAGGGAATCCTGGCCAGCATCGCGTGCTGAAAGGGGGCGTTCGCGAACTGAAGATTGATTATGGTCCCGGTTACCGGGTGTATTACACGCAACAGGGCGCAGTGCTGGTGATTTTGCTTTGTGGTGGCGATAAAGCCACCCAGAACGACGACATCCAGCGCGCCGAAGCCCTAGCCGCACAACTCTAGGAGATCGTCATGCCGCTCAAAACAACGCGCTGGGACGTTCTGGATCACCTCAAAACCGATGAAGACTGCCTGCTCTACATCGAAGCCTGCTTTGAAGAAGCCGGTGACGACGCCGCTTTCATAACCAAAGCCCTAGGTGACGTTGCACGCGCCAAGGGCATGATGCAGATCGCCCGAGAAACCGGGCTGGCCCGCGAAGCGCTTTACCGCTCGCTATCTGCGGAGGGCAACCCGAGTTTCGCCACCGTGCTGAAAGTGCTGCAAGCGCTAGGCCTGCAGCTTTCCGCACACCGGTTGCCCGCTGCCGGCTAGGGCACAAACGCGCGGGCAGCCCGCTTAGCGCTTCATGGCGGCCCGCGCGGTGGGTTCTAGCGTGCCGGCCTGCCGGGCGAGGCGCGCCAAGCGCTCCACGCCGATCTGCACCAGCTGCGGCAGCAGCGCCATCGGCACGTATTCATTCATGATCGTGGCCATGCTTTCGGCGTTCTTCGGGTCGATGATTGCCGCGTGTTTTGGCACCGGTGTGGCCTGTAAACGCTGCGTGTGATCAAAGCTCACCAACCAGCGGTTGGCGCCCAACACCGCCGCGATCAAACCATCCGCCAGCCGCTGCTCGGCCGCAGCATCCCACGCCGGAACCGGTGTGCCGGCCGGCAATAACGCCCGATACTGCGCCATCGTGTTCTGCGCAAACTGCTGCGCTTCTAGGCGATACGCCGGCTCGGTCAGTACGCGATCCGCCGGCGCCACCGGTGCCGGTGCATAACCTTCCAGCACGTCCAACACCCAGCGGCGAAACGCAGCCGCGTTTGCAGTGCGCGCGAACATCGCCAGCAGGTGGCAGCCGCGTGGGGAGAAGATTCTGGCGTTTTGTTTCATTGAGCCGCCGTGTTCTACCGGCGTCATCGATTCGATGACAAGGGTCATGTCGCCGGTGAATTCAGCAGCGTGCTGCGTGTAAAGCCGGTGAATTGCGTTTGCCTGCGAGTAACCCAGGGCTAGCGCGACATCACGTGCTGATAGCCAAGGTCTGCCGTCATGGATGACGACGGAAAGGGCGGTACCCTGAAATTCGAGTGAGGTGGGTAGTACGGACATAAAACGCTCCTTGCTGAGGTTTAAAAACCCAACGGAAGCGTTCTTACGCGCGCCCGCTGGAAGCCGGGAGGTTAAGAACCGAAGCAAGTCGGCGGACTTCTTCCCCTTGCGGGTCTTTTATCCATCGCCCTCCCGGCGCACAAAAAGCCGGGCACAAAAAATCCGCAATGCTGTCGGGTGCGGATACCGCTTGCTTCGGAGTTCTTACGCTCCTTAGGTAATGCTGTTCCGCAGCACCAAACTTGTCAACTTCCGCTCGCCAAACGGCATTAGTTGATCTTGTCCTGCAACGCCTGACCTATCCGTTTGAAATTATCGTTATATTAAGAAAACGGAACAGCCAGCCGGCTATGATCGGCGCAAATAGGGAATCAGGGATGAATCACTTCGGGCAATGCTCGGGGCATCAGGCTAACCCTCTAGCTCATGCGCGCATCTTGGAACTTGCCATGGGCATAAAAAAGATGAGGGAAACATGAGCGGGTGGACTAGATGGCGCAAAATCGCTGACCGGGATCAATGGTTTGACGATGCCCTAAATTGGGAAGGGCCAGCGTGCTATGAACTTGCTATAGCTGGGCCGCGCGGCGGCGATCTGACCATTGTTTATGTCGGGGAGACAGCTAACGAAAGAAAACGCATGAGTGAATACGCTTCCCATGGCTCACATCTTTCGGACACCATCGAGTCGCATCTGAAACGCGGCAGGCATCTTTATTATCGTGCCCAGGGCAAAAAATCCAAGCAAGAGGCAGTGGCTATGCAGAATCGCCTTTTAGACGGGTTTGATTACGACTGGAATATTCAGCGTAACGGAAAGAAATATGCTGGGCGCGCCTAACATAACGAGAAGGCTTGACGCATATTCGCTGAATTGTGAGTGCGAAATTTATAGTTTAAGGCGGGCTATAAAATAGGAAAAAATATGGCGCTAATAAATTGCAGGGAATGTGACAAACAAATATCTGATCAGGCGGTTGCGTGTCCAAGCTGTGGCGCTCCGCTCCAAGCGTCGATCCCGTCGCAATTGGCGCCTCATATTGTGGTTTTCGCGCCGCCGAAGAGCCGTTCTGTTGCGATTCTACTTGCCTTTTTTTTGGGCGGCATCGGCATTCATAAATTTTATCTAAACAGCCCAGGCTGGGGACTTATTTACCTAGCTTTTTGCTGGACCTTTATACCACTTTTGATCGCATTTCTTGAAGGTTTAAGCTACTTGATTATGTCGGATCAGGCATTTCAGAAGGAGTATGCAGCGCTTAAATAGCGAGGTACGGTCAGTAAAGCGCGGCGAAACACGCCGCTCAAAGTGCGAAGCTCGTTTTCAGAGACCGGGACCATTGCCATAAAACGAGGCCGTGTTTTGTGAAAAGTTATTGAAGCCTAACTCGTAAAACGTCAATCGGCTTAATTCAAAATTGGGAATATGAAAATTATATTAAGTAGATTGGGGACGCTATATGACTAAGATTATTTCCGTATTTAACAACAAAGGTGGAGTCGGGAAGTCGACCATTTGCTGGAATCTTGCTCACGCTCTCGGCACGCTCGGCAAGAAAGTCCTTTTGGTTGACTTCGACCCGCAATGCAATCTCTCAATCGCTGTTCTGGGCGAAGAGGCATTTGTAAAGGCGCTCCCTGCCCAGAACGCGCCATATGGAACAACTATCAGATCCTTCCTTCAAAGATTTTTGCAAAACACTGGTGGAGAAGAGACGTTTCTTCACAAGGGAAAACACACACATCAGAATGTTGACCTTGTTGCTGGTGATTTCTGGCTCAACATTTACGCAGACTCGCTCAACGTCGGCAATGATCTCCTAATGGGCAGCGGTCTCTCCAGGTATGTCGCGTTGAGAAAGATTGTCGCAGCTGCCGAAGAGCGTTCGAAGACCCCGTATGATTACGTCATAGTTGATTTGCCGCCGTCTTTTGGCGCACTGGTAAGGGCAGCGTTTTACTCATCCGACTATTACGTCGTTCCCTGTACGTCCGACAATTTCAGCGTGTATTGTGTGGGCCTTATTGGTCAAATGGTACCTTCCTTCATATCTGATTGGAATATTGGAATAAAAAGATTTAAGGCAACAAATCCCCATTTTTCGGAATTCGATAATCTTGGGAAGCCCGTCTTTTCTGGCTGGTTATTCAACGGCTTTGACACCGGGAGGAAGCGCAGAACTGCCGCGCAGATGGCCGCGGACGTCGCTCTCGGTGATAAGGAGATGATTCAAGCCGACAGGACTATGCACGACCGCGTTTCCGAGGCCGTAGCCAAAGATCTTGTTGCGGCGCTCCGGAACCGGATAGAGGCTTATACACCGGTTGCTAACGGTCTTCCAGAAAACTATAGGATCGGGGACATCGAAGACGCGAATGTATTAATTCAAAATAGTTTGTGGTTAAGCGTTCCACTTGGCGATCTCGGTGGCCACAAGCAGGTCATTTCGTTGCGTGATCGTAGTAAGTGGGCGGAGAATCAGATGGAGCAGATAGAGTTGTTCAAGCAAAAATTTGAAGAAGCGGCTCACCATATCATTCGCGTATGCGTATAGCGCGGTAGGGCGGGTGAACCGCAGCGAAACCCGCCGTATCAGGACAATACAGCGGGATGCAGGTGGCTCGTCTCGCCATCCCTAACAGCGTTATTTTTGCGGGGCGTATGTAATTCGAGCCTGGCTTGCAATAAATATTGATCCGCTCGGAGTCCGCGTCATTCACTAGCGCCAAAAATTCAGCAGCAGACTGATTTTCATTCAACCAAAGGGAAAGGGTATGAAGCTTTACGCAATCGTTGGTATTTCGGCACTTTTACTCGCCGGATGCGCAACCACAAAAGATTGGTCCGCAACAGGCGGTAGCCGGGCTGA